CAAAACTTTTCCTGTTGCATCAAAAATAACAAATGAAAATGAAATAGTATTTGATATTTCACAAATAATTAGTGATTAATTTTATATTAAATAATAAAGATCAAGCCAAGGTCATTCCTTGGCTTTCATACTTTTATCGTGTGCTAACTGGCTTTCGTGTTTATAAAGGTCAGCTAATATTTGATTTGCACGATGCTCGAAATCTCTATCTGTTTTATGTGCATCTTGACCATGAATAATCTCAGCCTTCTTTACGTCTAATTGATGTTTATAAACATCCGAAGTCGCCTTATCTTGCATCTCTTGAGCCTTGATAAATATTTCAGCTTGATCTAATTGCATTTGTTCACGTTCTAATTCTAATTTCTGTGCTTTCAATTCAATTTCTTTCATTTTAGCTTGAATATCAGCTTGTTTGCTTTGCATCTCTGCTTGCATCATCATCATTTGTGGGTCTGGTTGTTTTGGCGGCGGTTCCTTCCCTTCCTCTTTAGCGAGTATGTCAGGCGGAACCATGGTTTTGAATCGTTCTGCCATTTGAGGCATAAATTGAACATCGAGGTTTTTTGCCCATAGATCAGCAATAAGCGGGAATGCTTGAGGTTGAGCTTGAAGAGTAGTTTGCAAGAACTCCAGAGCAATCTCTTTTTGCACCGCAAAAGATGGCCCAGTATCAATCTCAACGTCGAAATCGCCAATGCCCAGATCATTTTTAATCTGCCCATCTCGATCCCTCTCATTAATGGTAACTGATTGCGTCTTACCATCTTTCTTGCTTATTATCATTGTACGCTCATCCTCCCCAATGATGTAAGGAAGTAAATCATTAACGACACGTCCTCCTTGCTCAACCGCTTGATTCATATTGTCAAAATAAACATAAGCTGACATTGATCCTTCTAATTTACGCTCACGTCTTGCTTTGCCAGAGATATCTCGTCCTTGAAGCGACTCAGTTTCGCTAAAACCCAATATCTCACGTATATCCTGCGTTGCCCTTTGAAAATTTTGCATAATTGCTGGAGAGAGATCCCATGGTGGTTGTTTGACTGGCATTTGACCAGTCTTTGGATCAGGTTTTGCACGCAAAATGCCCATTTGCAATTCCGGATTTCTCCAATCCTGTTCATATCCCGATATGTTGTCCGGAGTACCAAGCCATTGCTCCCTTCTACGATTTTTAACTTCTGCCGCAATTTCAGATCCGAAATAATTAACGCATTTTTGAGCATCACGAGCCTCATGGATAAATGACCTCGTATATTGTCTTCCTTCAATAAAATAACTATCTCCATCTACAAATATGATTGGCAATTGTTTTGATGGCCATTCGCTAAATTCTATTATCTGATTGCGAATCAATCGATAATGCATAATTCGATAATCTTGAGTCTGACGTTCATTCACAATGATAGGTTTCATTGCCTGAACTATTTTCTTAATCTCTTGAGTGAGCTCTGTCACCTCTAACTGAATCTTATAATCCTTGTTAATTTTTTCTAATTCTTCTTCGTTAACAACTCGTCCATCCGATAATTTATAAATGGTAAGTGGAAACCATTCCTTTACAAAGTAATCGCATACGGTAATCGTATCTCTTGTCTGCCACTGGAAATCAAGCAGCATATTGGGATCAATAAAACTCACAGGATTGGTCACATAAGGATAAGTTGCAAAGAATTCATCACGGCTAAAAACATAATCTCTTGAGCACCAATTACCATCACCTTTATGCGGCTTTAATGCTTTCGGATCAAATGCCGTGCGAGTAGGATCAGAAATCAAATCATAACGAATAATTTGATTGAAAGATTTTGGTGACTCATAATCCAATAAAATTTGAAACGCACCATAACCCATCATGAGTGCTGATTTGAATGCAGTTTGATAGACTAGATCATTTTGAGATTGGTAGGATATTGTACGTACTAAATCTGCTCGAAGATTTATCTGCTCTTGCGTGGCTTTACCCGTCAGAGATCTTACGATTAAATCAGGCTTATTCTTCCTTTGTTCTCCCGCAATTTTTTTTGTGGCATCATAAAGCTTGTTAAATGTCATTGCAGGCTTAAATAGACGTGTAAATTCACTTCTTTCGATAGCTGTCCATTGATCCCTCAAGACAAAGTTCATATCATCTTTGCCTCTGGTGATATTTTCACCAAAATAGGACTGCCAGATGTTCATGTGCTTACCAGCCATCTCAAGCACATTTTGCTCATCTATCCCTGCTTCATCTAGTCGATTAAGCCTTCTTTCTTCCATTTCATTGATTTTTTCAGGGTCAAACTCCTGATTCACATCATGTGATTCGCGTTCCATAAATTAAGCATCCTTGCTTAATACATAAATTATTCAGTCTTTTTCAGGGAATAGCTGACCCATGGAACAGGTAGACTGAACAGCCCTTCAATCAATATCCATACCGTCTCTTATTCCCTGACGGACGGCACGTCAGATAGGAGTAGTTAGGGCTACTAGGAATTAAGGTAGGACAGTTAGAGTAATCACTCCACTTGCACTAAATACGGGTTTATAAATCTGATTACCATTAGATGCTGCGACAAACACAAAGTCTGATGGATATAATGTCAATCCTTGAGCTGAGATAAGAGGATTGAGAAAACCAGCGCCAACTACTTCGGCTAAAGTATTTCCGCATTTTAATCGGCAAATTCTTGGCAAGGTGCCATCTTGAGACTGCCCAGGTAGTTCACAGTCAAATAGGAGATTGATCGGTACAGCGGCCATGATTGATATCCTTATCAATGATTTTAGGTTTCAATGATTCTATTTTACCACATAGCACACATTTTACAGCAAAGCAGCCTTGTTTGTTAATAAAAGGCGATCCAGGCAGGTAATGACCATAAAATAAGCATTTAATTCTATTAATTAACTCCATAAAATGCCTTTGCCATCGCATGATTTACAATCAAGATATATAGGAGACATGGAAGGTAATACTTTTGCATGTTTACCAGTGCCATCACAAATCGGACATTTATGAGGTTCTCTTCTTAATGATGAAGCGCATAAACTATTATACGATTCTTTTATTGCATTAACTAACCTTTCCAATTCATCAATTTCACTTTCTAATCTTTGTATCTTTTCCGAATTAGTTTCTAGGAATTTTTGTTTTTTTTCTAATTCTTTAATCTTTTTATAAAAAAATTCACGAATGTCACATTGAATCTTTATAGATAAATCAACCATATCCATATGCTTTGATATCTTCCTATTCTCATCAATTTGTCTTATTTTGTGATCAATTAATGAGCTAATCTTTGAGTCTAGTAAATTAATCTTATGATTTATCTCACAGAAATAGCATTGCTGTTCATTTATTCTTATTCCATGAACACATAATTTTTCACATGATAGACCTAAATGACAATGGCTCATTCAAACTCCTTATCTCTCTCAAATGGTTCGTACATCCCTTTGTTTGCCCAGAGCACACAACACATTCTTGCATTAACAAATTGATTGACCTTTTTATTCTTGCACATCGAACCATATGGCTTTTTATTCAATGATATCCACTTACAATTATAGCAGTTAGTTCCTTTTACATCTTTAGGTAAAGTAACCAGGTCAACGGATTTAGCACGTTCTAGTGCATCTTTATCCATATCGTTAATACCATCTAAGTCATTGCGTTCTAGTGGCATTAGTATGGATTTCCTTTCTTCTTTTTCTTCTTAGACATGCCAGCTTTAGACATGGCAATAGCAATACTTTGCTTTTGAGGTTTCCCAGCATGCATTTCAGTGCGTATATTTTCTGATATAACTTTCTTAGATTTCCCTTTTTTAAGCGGCATAACTATTTCCTTTTAGTTAATTGCTTATTCTCAACCCTTTCATGATAGGCAACTTCAGATCTTAATTTCTTCGGTACTTTATAAGATACAATGACTTTACCCAATTTTGTACTCTTTCCTGATAATTCATCAGGCTTAAGTTTAGCATCAACTTTCTTCATTTTTTCATACCCTTTCGGATATTTTTCCTTTTCCTTCTTATCTGCTAATTCATGCGCTTCTTTATATTTTTTACTAGATGTAGGAAATCCTTCACGCTTAATACTTTTCTTAAGATGATATGAAGCTGGATGATTTCGTTATGATCCCCTATAATCCGTCGCACGATAAAATAATTCCTGTTCTTTGTTAAATATATTATTTTTAGCCTCAGTATATTTCTCAACAGTCAACCCAATCTGTGGTTCAACTTGATGATCAAATGCTTTGTCGCTATTAATTCTTTTATCCATAAATGCTATTCCTTTTCTTACACAATAATTTTCTATCATATCTTGTGTTAATGATGAAACCTGCGTATCTCCATGACAATAAGCTTTAGCATGAATTGTCATGGTACAAAAATCCTGTACCCATTCAACCTTATCTACATCTTTATTGCAAATAGCGCATAAAGGATTAAGAAATCGTTTAAAGTCAATCATCAGTTCTCATAGTACACAAAAAATTTATATAAT